GCCGATCAACTGGATTAAAGGATGCAGATTCGCGGAACATGTCCTGCTCGGCAATGATGAGTATCGCTACTGCGGCTAAAGCATCGAGAGCAATCCCATGGAAGATCGATATGCAGTTCTCCGATTCTATACATCAGGGTGAAAACGGCCAATAAAAAAGCCCACGTCTTAGGTGGGCTTTCGGGATCAGCTTTAGGCTGCTTTCTTTTGCTTTGGTGCGGTCGGGCGAGCCTTCCTTCCCTCTTCTTTCCTCATTAATTCCATGTTGGATGCGGCTTCCCTCAAAATCTGCTTCTTTTCAGAGTCCGCAAATCGCTTTAGGATCTGGCGCATTAGCGGCTGGTATCCGACACCGTGAATTGAAGCGATAAGCTTAAAATCCTCAATCAAGGATTTTTCAAGGCGTATCGAAATCGGTTGCAGATCCAGATGCTGATCCGTCATCGCCTGGACATCATCCACAGCGACAACCGCGAATTCTTCTGTTGCACCCAACTCTCCCGAGTCCCACGCCTCTTCGGTGCTGTCAATTGTTTCTCGGTTACTCATGGGTTTCTCCTCCATTAATCAATCGGATGTGACACTTTTAGGTATATACAGCATTCTTCAGAATTTGGATCATAAGCCGTTTTTATTACAACCTCTTTAGAGGTAGGCATATAGGCAATCTTCAATTTCCGCCCAAAGTCAGTTTCTGAAATAAACCACCTAGTGATCGGATTGGTCCGATTTTTCTCTCTAAGGTCAGCAAGGTCCTTATGCGTACGATTCGCAAAACATTGAATAATTCCTCTTCCGTTACCGGCGGCGTTTTGCTAGCTAACTTTGCTCGAACGCTTTTTGATATGTACAAGGACACTTAATTAGCCCCGAGTGAGAGCGACAATTGTATATACAATGTATCCCAACGTCAAGAACTATTGAAGCCCTCCTCCTCCGTCCGCTCTCTTCCCAAACCCGTTTCTGCGGGGTTTTATTGATCTGGTAGTACCCGAGTAGCCACCCCTCGATTTAAATCGATTGTAGGGCTTCTGGTAGAGTCTGAGGAGCTTTCTTTGTTATTGCCAGCCGCGCAACTAAGGATTTGTTACCGCTGGCTGTCGCGGTTATCGCACTCACGACTAATCGGGTTCGAGAAGACACCTAAATGAAACATACTGAAACGTGAAACATCTCCGCTGGCAGAGATTCTTTGTGGAACTAGGATTCGAATTCGCATTACCGGTTCCACCAATGGTTAAGGTCCGTTGGAAAACCTTTAGCATCACATCCAGCCACGCGGCCTGACTTTTCCAGTCTTTGCTTCCATGACGAGTGGCAGTTTGCGCACAACGACTGCCTGTTATCCGGATCCCAGAACAAGTCTTGATTGCCCCGATGGGCTTTAATGTGGTCAACCACAGACGCCATCTTTCCGCATCTGACACAGTAGGGATTCTTTTCGAGATGCCCGGCTCTACACTTCTGCCAAGCGGCGCCGTATCCTCTCTGTGCTGATGTAGGCCTCACGAGTCAGCTTTGGCGGGTGTAATACTGAATGACCACTCAGTATTGGAGTTAACTTTTTTTACTGAAAATTCTCCGGCCGAAATTACATCCATACCGATGAGTACGTCCCACCAGACATCTCCAGGGTTGGTTCTGACAACAGTCAACTCATGGATCGTAATCTGGGACGGAAGATAAATATTTACCACATAGGCTTCACTCTTTCCCAAGCCGTTCACCCCATGCGTATAACCCCTCCTAATGGGCTTAAGTCCACAAGCATCAACAACCCGCTGAGTTATGACAGATTTGGATGCGCCGGTATCCCACTGCGCATCAAACGGAGTTTTTGCGCAGCCAGAAACTCGATCGGCCGGATCGAACGCTTGAGAGACATGGCACGGCGTCGCCAAGTATTTCAATAAAACGCCTTCAGATTTAACAGTAAAACTTCTAGTCATTAACATAGTCCTTGTATTTGTTCATCACAGTCATTAGCCGCCGCAATGTAACTAGCGATCGGTATGTCCTCAATATCGACCCCGCACATTTCCGAGGTCAGGTAGTCGAGCGTCGCCAATGCCGGGTTACTGCTCCATTGCGTTAAGCCGGTACGCGGATCGTAGAGCTTTCGTCCTTTCATCAAAACATTGATGTCCGGTAAACCGTTTTGGAACTCTGCCTGCCTTAAGTCGAGCCGGATTACGGTATACGTGAAGCCGCTGAGCGTTGCGGTCGCCGGCCATTTAGCCGGAACCTCAGACATGAGCGAAGTATCAGCAGTCTGCCCAGGCGCGCCCAGATGCTTCTTTACCCGAACCTGGCTTGTGTTGTTGGTGTACTGGTAAGTGACGCGATACTCACTGACGCGAACGGTCCCGATAGGAACCGACGAAACCGGCGCACCAGTAACCGTGATCGTGTTACCAACTCTGGTATAAGTTACCTCTCCACTTACCGGGCCGTAGGGTAGAGGGAACTCGCCAGACCAAAGCGTGCCCCACGCGATAACTTTGACCGCACTGGACGGTGTATACGCAAGCGTGAAGGGCGATGTAGCAAACGTCTCGGTTATGTTTTCCGTGCGCGCGGAATAGTATTCTCCGCTCGTAACGAATCCGTCAGCGTCAAGCGTGCCGAGCGCCTTGTTGTTGATGTAAACCTCATCTATGGACTCCGATTCACCCGCGGCATGGACGCAAACGAGATGCCGGTATTCGTCATTCGCCCCGCTTGTGAACATGGCAACGATGTCGGCCCCTACTTTGGCGCGGCCATATACGTACCGGTGCGGCGCTTCGGTAGCAATGCGCGTGACAGTGCGCTCTTGCAGTGAATTGAGGAAATCTTCACGTGCGCGAGCTGCTGCGCGCTTGGCTTTTTTCGCAGCCTTCTTCTGCTGGACGGCACCGAATACTGTGGTGCCGACGGTTATTGCGATGGATCCAATAGTAAATGCGGTGGAAAGCGTCATCCCGGTAATGAGCCCGGGTAGCGCGAGAATCAGCGGCGGCATGTCCAGGCCTCCATTGCTACAGTGCGGTCAGTAAAAATCAAGCCATCGAGCCCAACTGAAACGATGTGCCGGCCACTAAAGAGGTGCGCCGTGCCTTGATGAATTGTTAAGTCGCCGTCTTGTGCTATGTTCGGATTTATTTGTTTCAGGTTGCTTTGGAGCAAACCGCGGATGCCACCCAAGTCTTTTAGCTTTTTTGCCGCTTGTCGGCCTGTTCTCCAAGGCTTGTGTTCGGCCAGGTAATCGCGTCCCGTTTTAATGCGGACCCACTCGCCTATGAAAGTGCAACAGTCGTTGGAGCCCCACTTGAACGGCTTCCTTAGATGCGCGGTAATGTATTCTGGTAACGTCGTCGGCGTATCGGTCATTTGCTCAAAAACCTGTTTTTCTCAATTGCACGCGCAAATAAATGACTATCAGCGCGGTCTGGTGCGTTGAGGTTGCCGTGATTTTCTTTTGAAAACTCACTCACCCCCACCCCCATCATTTTCGCGGATGTGCGCGCAACGATTCCAGCGCGGTCTAGGGGTTGGGTAGCTGGTGATGTTTTCAAATTGATGGCTCTTGTTTGACTGGCTCTGGTCGCACCAGCTTGGGCAGGTTCTCATACTTGCGCACTTCATCAACAGTCAGCCATTGATCCTGTATCCCCTTGCTGTAGAAGTCAGCACGGTTGTTGCTGTCTCCTCTCAGTAATCCCTCGACACTGTGCTCAGCAAAGTAGACTTGCCTAGAGGCAGGGGTAAGCAACGATGAGCTGATGGACTGCTCCCACATGGTCATGTGCCGGCGCAGGGTATGGACCACGAATACTCTGTTCATCTCGACGCTGTTGGAGTAGTTGCCATGGCGCAGGTCGCCAATGATGGTAGTTGGTACGCGGAACAGTCTTGCTATCTCTTCAACAGAGAACTGCCTTGATTCGATCCACTGCGCATCTTCCATGCTCATAGAGAGAGGCGTGTAATCCGCATCTCCTTCAAGCACTGCAACCCTGCCAGCATTATCGGTCCCGCCGTACTTCTTGCTCCAAGCCTCTCTAATCTGGTCGATTTGTCCCGCTTTTAGGACGTTCTTAAATTTGAGTAACCCAGATAGCCTGGTACCACGCAAATAGGTGGAATTCCCGTGATCCCGTTCCGCTAGCGCCAGATCGAATGTCTCCCGGCTTGCAGTGATAGGCGATACTCCTACCAGGCCATTGTTGGAACGGTGCCGAAGGTGCAACACCTCGTGCTGAAGTAGCCGCCTTACTCGCCCCTTTGTGTCTGCCACATCGTAGGCTAGCCGCCCATTATCTAGCTGTAGGGTAGACAACGAACCGGGCAGGATGGGTACAAGAGCGGTAACCTGGCCATCATTGCCGCGGATGATTTCAGCATGAGCATTACCGCGTAGCAGTACCATGGCTTGCATCATTTCGCGAAACTCAAGCGCGGTTTGTAACTCGTTCGCTTGGTCGTGTAAGACGCGATATAGGCTGTTTTCCGGCGCCCGCTCCCTTCCATCGTCAGCCGTGCGCTTGTATAGAATCAGGGGCAGCGATGCAATGGTTTCGCTTATCGCAGCTACGCACGCATAGGCCGCTGATAGGCTTTCAGCCCGGCTGCTGCCACCTATCAGGGGATGATTCCAGGATGGATCCTTAGCGTTATAGGCACGGCGCTCAAGGCCAACTAAATTCAGTGCTCGGTCTAGTAAATTCGTACGCATCGCGACCCCACAAAGTCGTAATCGTCGTCGTCACCTGCCGTTTCCAGCCACCGCATGTCTGCGCTTAATTGGCTTTGCTGCCAATCAGCCATACTGCGTTTAGCAACGGTCGTGTCAAGGTAGGCAGGATTCGAAGTGATGGTTATCTCGTGTAGATCAACCAGTACCAGATCACGCGTTAACTGGCCCGATCTCATATCCCAGTGATCCCCACCATCAGGGACACGGAAGCCAAAGGAGCAGCCCGATATGTCGCCACGCTCAACCAGAACGCCCAGGTCCCGCGCGTAGCTGGTATCGGGTAGAGTGATCTCAAAGTAGAGACCCTTGGTATCCTCATTTAGGGAAAGCGTACGCGAGCCCACGCGCCCTAGAAGGCGTTGCTGGTCGTGCTCTAGCAATGCGCGGATATTGTCGGGTTTGGTGAGCGAACGTTTAAACGCTCCTGGCAGGATGCGCTCTACAAAGCCGCCTAAGTCTTGGCTCTGTGAGTTGTAGACTGCCGCATACCCGGCGAGCTTGCCGGGTGAGATTGCGCGCAGATCGCCGCCTGATCGTATTTCAAAGGCATTTGTCATCACCTGCGCGCCTCCTATTACGAGACGGTTATGTCGTTGGCCAGGACGAAGGCCGTCGGCTGCCGTATCGCTATGTCACAGGTCGCCATCGCCCGTACCAGGACCCCGCCGCGGTTGTATGCGGTTTCCGAATATGGGTTGACGAGTATGTCCAGCTCGCTCCAGATGCCCAGCAATACTTGACTAAAATCCCCCAACAGAAGCTGGCCCTTGGCAGTCGCAAGCGGTACTTGCTTGGTGGTATTCACCGGAAGATCAGCCATGCGGTTATTTTCGCAAAGGTAGAGCGCGCCGGCAGATGCTGATTTCAGCGTGACGCGCAGTTTTTTGGTAACGCCCGGTGAGGTTAACCAAGCGCCGGCGGTTGCGTTTGCCAGCTCGATTTTTTCAATCATGGATGCGATGCCAGCCCAATCAAGGGTGGCGAGCGATTGAGTCTGAATGCCGCTGGTAGGAATAATCCCGGTCGGCTCGTTCGTGCCGCCGCCTTTGATCAGCGCGCTATCGAGAGCGGCCGCTAGAGCGAACGACATGTCATCACGGAGCAATTGCTCGATGTCTGGGCTCGATTGTTGAATCAGTTGCCGGGACATTTCGGACAGGGCGCCGACATGCTTAGGCGAGAGCGACTTGCTATCGAAATCCATATCGGAAGCGGTTAACGCGCCGTTCTCAGCTACCCACCCAGAGGTAACGCCAGAGGTGTAAGCAGGGATGGATACGGGGCCTTGGAGACCGCTCAGCACTCGTACGCCCAATTGCCTCATCAACAGCTTGTTGCGCAAGGGCTCAATGAACTGGTCCGGCCTGTGATCGGTGCCGACAAGTTGCGTTCCGGTCGTTGTCGTGTTCACACGCTTTTCGAGAGCAGCCAGGGGAACGAATACGCCGCCAGCCTTGCGGCCTGTGCGACGCTCGACTTCTTTAGAGTATTCAGCCTCGGCTCCGGAGAGCGCGCGGCCTTCCATGCCAGCTCTGATAACGCTCATCAGGCTTACGTTGCTTTCCAGCGAGCTGAAAGCCTTGTCGCCGTCGACCGGTGCGCCGTTCATGCTGCGCTCGGCATTCTCGAGGAACGAGGCGCGGGCTTCTTGTCCTTCAAGATCGGTAATCTTTGTCTTGAGCCTGTCGAAGCTGGCTGCTTCATCGGATGACAGATTGCGTTTTTCGGCTTTCGCTTTCTCTACCATACCGCGCATTTCTGTAACAGCTAAGGCGCGTTGTTCTTTCAGTTCATGAATCATTTAATACTCCATAGAAGAATGTCGTATTATCCTTATATCATGCTAATTGTCCTATTGATACAGCACGTTCCACTTAATGCTTCAGTGGATTTCTGTGTACAAACAGGGACAATAAAAAGGAGTGACAGCAGAGTGCGGACAGGCGTCAGCAATGTGATGTCAGATGTGATTTCAGAAGGGAATCAGAACCGCCTTGGTTATTCTGGGTTTATCCAGAGCGCTCTGGATTAATCGCGAGTGAACGGGTGTTGAACGGCCGTTAAACAGCCGTTATACAGGTGTGTAACGCGTGACGTTACGGTGACGTTACGGAAACGGCTCAAATTCCAATTTACTCATCATTTTTAGGAGAACTTATGGCAAGCCCTCGTGACCCCGCTACAAAGGAAGAGTTAGAGCACTTGGAAGATCGTATTAACTACGCTGAAACAGCTATGGGATTTATTCTGGCATCACTGTCTAAACAGGTTGATATGCGCGCCGTTTTCGCAGACGCATTGCAGGAAGCGGAGAGACTCAATACACGGCGAGCTGTCGTTAGGAGTATTAGCAAGATTCGGGACAGCGTCCAGGAAGCTGAGAAAAGGAAAGCATTGATTGAACGCAGGAGTCGTGAAGCTAATAGTAATGATGACGATGCTTTCCTCCTATAACTTCCATCTATCAGATGGTAATTCTTAGAAGGTGTACGGTAGGCGTACTAACAAATGGCATAAAAAGGCCCATTTAAGTACGGTAGGCGTACCTAAACGGGCTGATTTGCAATTCCTATTGTACGGCAGGCGTACTTACAGGGGGGGTATATAGTACGGCAGGCGTACTGGGCGATCTAATTTTCAGGGGCGGATTTTTGCGCCAAAGATTAGAAGGTGATCGGCTCGCGGACACGTCCAATTTGCCGTCACATTCATCTATCGCAAAGAACGTAACGCCATACAACGAGCACTCCCTCAAGCCGCCTTGTCTGGTGATAATAATAAAACCCTTCTCCAGAAGCTCTCTACGCGCATTGTTAAGCGTTTCTTTGCTCTTCCAGCCCCTGGGCTTCATGACGTGCTCAAAACTCATGCCAAGGTCGCCATTGTTTCTCAGGTTGTATTGCTGGAGCAGATCAAGCAGCAGTTTTGTTGCGTAAGAACTCAAGGATGCAAGCTCAGGACTGCGCAACACGTCAAAGGTCAGGGGAATAAAGCCCCCCGGCCCTCTCTTGGTCTGCGCCTCCCTAAGTGCCCGCGTTCTAGCCTTGCTCACGCCCTAGCCCAACGTAGCAGTAGCGTTTGACGCGGACCGCTTTATTAAATCGCGTAGGCACCCTTTCCCACTGATCGTAGAACAGGTGGCCCTTCCTGCGCAGTGTCGCAATCGTTGAGTGTAAGCAGTGATCGCCTAGCGGTTCAGCTTCGAATCGATTTAAACTCCTTCCGCCACGGAGTACTTTTAAAATGCTCCATTCCTTGGTATTCTCTTGACTGGTGTATTTAGAAGGCGCGTTCTCTTGGCAGGGGGCTGCGCCTTTTATCTTTTCATCTTCATTCATTCGGGGCTCCTTTCTTAGCTTTCGATTGAAGCCACGATTCCACGTCAGAAATACGCCACGCAGTTGCCCTGGCAGACAACCGGATCGGCGCCGGGAAAGTCCCGTTTTTCGTCCATCGCCATAATGTCGCCTCAGAAATTGCCAACGTTGGGATTAGGTCTGACGCGCGGATATATCCTGGTATTGGTAGCTTATTCATGCTTGCCCTTTTGTTGAGGTCTGGTTTGTTTCGGACTCCATCCTTGCGCGCCACTCGGCTGCGGCCTCGGTACTGATCAACGTGCGCCGCCCGATCTTCATTAGTCGCGGACCTCGCCCCTCTTTGATCAGTTCATAAAGGAAGGATCGGGAGATATAGTGATCGCCGCAAAAGCCTGGAACTGTGTACGCCGGTTTGTTCATGATCTTTTTCCTTTTGGTTAGTAATTGGATTTCAGTGGACTACAACCGCTGAGATTGAACATTAAACAAACCTACCAAAATATTCTTTGTAAATTTGTAGCGTTAAAAGTAAATCTTGAAGAATCTAAAGCTTATATTTGTAATAAGCTTTTAATGCTTTCTCATAGCTCACGTTGTACTTCGCCGCGGCTTCCTTTATCACCGACGTAACCTTCAAACTTTCATCCCGCACTAAGGTAGTGAAAATTTCTAGGTAAAGATCACGATCTATCTTTTCCGCTCTCGTAAATATGGGATCGGCAGGGCTCCACGGCAAAGGAAGGTAGTTATTCAATGACGTTTTTTCCATTAGCGCTCCGATAAATTGCGCCGCTATCTCGTTCATTATCCAAGCTGGGACGTCAGCAGGATTGCCAGCCTTCCAGAAGTCCGCGCAAAACTGCTCCATGAGGCGCATGTTGAATTCTTCTACCTCTTCCTCAGAAACTCTCTTGTTTCGGCAGCGAGCAAAAAAGCTTTCGTTTGATTCTTTTTTTGTATCCATTTCCCTTCCTTTCTAAAGTTAACCGCTCCGAAATCGAAGCGGTTATTTCTGGGTTATGCCCTTTTACGTAATGATTCGTTGTCTTCGCTATCCCCTATCGCGCTCATGATCACGCTGTTGAGTTGCCTGACTCGCTTCAATACCTCTTTTGTTGCCCACAGCACCTCTTCAGAGTCCTTGTCCTCAAGTGCCTTGATCGCCAATATCACTAATGCGTCAATCCCCCAGGTTGCCTCTAACGCGATAAGCCCCCGTTCGTCATCGCGCATCTGTGTCGTATTTTCTGCGCTCATTCGTGCACCATTTCTTTGAAATGGTCATCCAACGCAGCTACCATGCCGCGCGCAAAGGTCGGGCTGATCTCGACCTCGCCCGTAGAGTTAACGATGTAATCCCGTCCTGAGTACATGGCAGCAATCGCAAATCCGATTAGCTCACCCGCCTCTGCTTGGCGCAGCATTTCGTGTAGCGCGTCCACGCAGTCTTGGTAGACCCGCCGCGGAACTGGCGTAAGTTTATGGATTGGTGTGACGAGTGCCAGGGCTGGCACTCGTGTAGAATTGGCGTTAGCCATGATGCGTACCTCCAAGTAGGTTGCGTTGTGGTTAGGGGTGTCAGGTGCTGGTAACGCCTTTCACCCCGTTTTCCTGAAGTCCGTCAGGCCACGGTCTTACTCCTTTTAAGCGGCACCACTGAGGCGCCGCTTTGAATTGTTCCGCAGTATCGCGCCCAATCCTCCATCATTTGGGTACGTTTTTCGAATAGATCCCCGCGCCTGTACGCTGCCTCAACCCTGTTGCCAATGGTATGCGCAAGCGCCATTTCCGCAACGTCGCTCGGGTAGTTAGTACGCTCTGAAGCCCAATCGCGAAACGTCGACCGGAAGCCATGAACGGTTAGATCGCCGCGTCCCATCCGTCGAAGCACTGCGGATAGGCTCATGTCAGATAACGGCTTACCTTCAGCTCGGCCCGGGAAGATCAATTTTGTAGATCGGTCCATCTGCTCGAGCACGGCTACGGCAGCATCAGAAAGCGGTATGCGGTGCTCCTTACCGGCCTTCATGCGCTCGCCAGGGATAACCCAAACGCGAGAATTGATGTCGATCTCTTCCCATGTGGCTAAACGAACCTCGCCAGAGCGGCAAGCGGTCAGGATAGCGAATTCTAGGGCCTTGGCTGACACCCCGGCCTGTTGCCTAAGGGATAGCATTAGCTCAGCCATTTGCGTGTAACCTAGAGCCGCGTAGTGCGTTATCCTTTTTGCCCTGCTTATGTTCGGCAGCAAATGATCAAGTTGCGCCTTCCATCGAGCCGGATTGTCGCCCTCCCGATAGCCGCATACCGTTGCCCAATCGAGTATCGACTCGATACGCCCGCGAAGGCGGCCAGCTGTCTCTGCTTTCGTTGTCCAGATGGGGCTCAACACTCTCATAACCAAAGCTACGTCTATCTCGTGGACTGGCAGCTTTCCTATGATGGGGCCGCAATAGGTGGCGATTGTGTTTGTCCATTGCTCAGCGTGTTTCGCGTTTTTCCAGGCTGCGCGATGGGAAGCAATATATTGATCGGCGCATTGCTGAAAGGTCAGATTCTTCGCCCGGGCAGTTTCGGCGTCGCGCGCGCTGATAGGGTTAATGCCGGCGTAACGTTTTTTACGGGCTTTCAAGGTGGCTTCGCGGGCCTCCTCAAGCGTGACTTCCGGATAAGGGCCGAGCCCCATCCAATGAGCTTTACCAGCTAGCGAGAAACGATGTATCCAATGTTTGGATCCGCTCTCAGTTACGCGAAGGTATAAGCCAGCTCCGTCACCATAGACACCTGGCTTGCTCATCTTGGCGACTGCGAAAGCGGAAAGTTTGTGTGCTCTACCCATTGCCTTATCTTGCTATACATGCGTATACAAAACACTCTACATGATAGTGTGCGATTATGCAATAGTTCCTGAGAGTACGTGAGAGTACCGAACTAGCTTAAAACCGCTTGAATAAAGGCTTTGAGAGGGGATGTGAGACTACGTGAGAGGATGGTTCCGGCGGAAGCGGTGAGATTCGAACTCACGGACGGTTACCCGTCGCTGGTTTTCAAGACCAGTGCCTTAAACCGCTCGGCCACGCTTCCGTGGCGTCCATTCTAGCATAACCCT